CCGACTAACCCGCCGCCTGGCCGCATCAGCCAGGCGACGGAAGGCACGGTGACGGCCTCGTTTGAATATGTCATGCCGGCAGGCTCGGCCATCGCGCCCTGGTTCCTGCAGACCAAGTACGGCGCGATGTACTGGACCTTCACCGCGCCGTTCCGCTCGCTAAAATACGCCTTCAACGGCGGTAGTGGCATCGGTTTTGCGATCGCCTACGGCTCGCGCCCTGTCGTCGGGTTCGTGCCGGAAGGGTTCGTGCCGTGAGCGTGACTCGCCGCGGGCTGCGCCTGCCATCGAGCATGGCCGACCAGTTCAAGCCGGGCAGCGTACGCGCTGGCGTGCTATCCGGTGCGACGTATCCGGCTGCCGTGCTGACCAACGCGGCCACAGGCGAGAAGCGCCCGGATCCGCGCGCCGGCATGCCGGTAGCGCTCATTGCCGCCGCGCTCGAATACGGCGAGGGGCAGAATCATCCGCGACCCTTCATGTCGACCACGTTTGCCAAAGAGTCCAGCACCTGGGCCAACGCGTTCACGACGCTACTAAAGAACGGCGAAGGCGCCGAGTCGGCGCTGGGCACGGTGGGCCAGGTGATGAAAGAGGACGTGCGCGCTACTGTGCTCGAATGGCCGGCAGATAACGCCGAGTCGTGGGCCGAGTTCAAGGGCTTTTCACATGGTTTGATTCTGACCGGACACCTGTCAAACTCCATCGAGTCCGAAGTGGCCATGGGGAAAGACTAATGGAGCAGTGGAAGCCGGTTGTAGGGTTTGAAAGTCAATACGACGTGAGCAACCGGGGTCGCGTGCGGCGGCGCGCTCGCACTGTTATGCGCAGCACAGGCGCCAGTTACAAGGTGTCCGAGAAAGTATTGTCGCCCGTGACTTACGGGCACAAACGTCTTTATCTGGGTATCGGATTCAAAGTCGCGCCCAAAACTAGCCGTGTGTTTGGCGTGCATCGTTTGGTAGCTGAGGCGTTTTTGCCGAATCCCGAACAGTGGCCTGACGTTAATCACAAGAACCTCGACAAGCTGGACAACCGCGTCGAAAACTTGGAATGGTGCACCAAAGTAGCGAACCAAGAACATGCAGCAAAACGCGGTCGTTTCCACGGTCGAACCAATCCCAACGCGCGTTATAAGCTGCAGCCCGAACAGGTTGATGCGATCCAAGCGCAATTGGCTGCGGGCGCTTCGCAAGCGTTACTAGCGGCCGAATATGGCGTTTCGCGCACAATGATCAGCATGATCAAGACAGGCCGGACTTGGGCGCAGCCTGCCGAGGTGTACGCACATGTCGTGTGAGGTGCGCTAATGGGGTTTTTTCTCAACATGCACGACATCGTGCGCGGGGCGATTACGTCGGTCAATGACGACGTGCCGGCCATGTGGTACAGCTCCACGGGCTACACCAACAACCAGGGCATTCTGACGCCGACATTCACCACGTTAGCCATCACAGTGCAGGTCCAGGCGAAGGACCACAGCGGGCGGGTGCACGACCGCGCGCTGAACTACTCCACCGACTTCACGACCGTCTACGCGTACGGCAACCTGGCCGACATGAGCCGGCCCGACGGCCAAGGCGGCGACATCCTCAACATTGGCGGCGAGTGGTGGTACATCAGTCGCGTGAATGAGTGGTGGCCCACCTGGTGCAGCGTGGAAGTCTCCCGGCAGGTCAACGCCACTACGCTCGCGCAGCTGCAAGCGCTGATCGCCAACGGCACGGTACCTGCGCCATGAGTGCGGTAGCGACTCTTAGCGCCCGTGAGGATGTCGTGTTCAACGGCGTGTGGCAGTGGATCGTGCAGCTGCTGGACGTGCCCGATCAGGCCAGCGTGTTCAAGTCCAACCCGAACATGGCCGCGACGCCCGTGGGCACCTATGCGGTGATCCAGCCAGGCGTGCGCCTACGCCAGAACCAGGGCGTGCGCACCTACGACCCCGTTGGTGGCTTCCAGATCGTGGAACGCTCCACGACCTACTACTACCAGGTGGATTGCTACGGGCCGCTCGCGCCCGATTGGGCCGATACCTTCGCCATCGCCTGGCGCTCGCTGTGGGGCTGCGACAACAACGCCGCATCGGCTGTTTTCACACCGCTTTACGCCGACGAGCCCGTGCAGTTGAACTTTGCCAACGGCGAGCAGATGTACGAGCAGCGCTTTATGATCAAGTTATACGCGCAAGTCAGTCAGACCGTGTCGCTGCCGCAGGATTTCTTCACCGAAGTGCCGCCCACAACCCTCATCGTGGCGGACAACTTGCCGCCCTGATTTGCTATAGAATCCCTCTCGCAACCCTTTTCCTGGAGCCCGACCCGTGACTATCCCTATTAGCAAGAAAGTGCAGGTGCTGCCGGGTGTCGTCCCGGGTGGCGGCGCGGGCTCCAGCCAGAACGGCCTGGTGGTGACGCAAGACCCTTCCGTGCCGCCCGGCCAGGTGCTCGACCTGACCAGCGCACTAGCTGTGTCCAACTGGTTCGGCCCCGCCGCGCCGGAAACCACACTGGCCAACAACTATTTCCCGGGCATCGTCAACGGTGGCCAGCTGCCGTTCGATTTGAAGTTCGTGGGCTACGCGCTGACGGCAGCCCCGGCCGGCGTGTATGGCGCCTCGACGGCGAACCTGACCCTAGCCGCGCTGCAGAGCCTGACCGGCACGCTGATCGTGACCACGGCCGCGCTGCATACCTCCACGACCATCAACCTGGCCGCGGCCACCAGCTTCGCCAACGCGGCGACGATCATGCTGGCGGCCTTCACCTCGCCCGACTTCACGATCGCCTACGACGCACAGCGCCAGCGCTTCACGCTGACCACGACGGCCACCGGTCCGACGGCCGTGTGTTCGCCCATCACCGGCACGCTGGCGACCGCTGTCGGCCTCTCGGCGGGCGTGGGCGCGTTCAATCAGGCGACCGGTGCGGCCGCTGACACGCCCGCCTCGGTGATGAACCGCGCGATCAGCCAGACGACCAACTGGATGACCTTCACGACCAGCTACGCGGCCGTGATTGCCGACCGTCTGGCCTATGCCGCATGGAATAGCGGGCAGAACTTCCAGTATGCCTACATGGCCTGGGATACCGAAGCGGCCTCGATCGTGCCAAACAACGCCGTCTCGTTCGGCGCGCAGGTGTTCGCGCAGCCCTATCAGGGCACGGCGCCGCTCTACGGTGGTGTCGACACGGCCGGCGCCTCGATGGGTTGGGCGGCTTCCATCAACTTCAGTGTTCAGAACGGTCGTACGAACTACGATTCGCGCCAGTTCGTCGCCGGCACGGCGGCCACGGTGACCGATAAGCCCACCTCCGATGCGCTCGACTCGAACCACTACAGCTATATCGGCGCGTTTGCCAATGCGGCCAACAATTTCACCACGTCGGTAAACGGCTACCTGTCCGGCTCGTTCCTGTGGCTCGACACCTACGTCGACCAGATTTATCTCAACCGCCAGATTCAGCTCGCGCTCTACCAGGCGCTGATCAATTACAACTCGATCCCATACAACCAGGACGGCTACACAGAGCTTTATAGCGCGGTGCGCGACGTGGCCAACCAGGGCGTCGTCTCGGGCATCATCCGCCAGGGTGTGACGCTGTCGGAGAGCCAGCAGAACCAGGTGGACGCCCAGGCTGGCCGGACCATCAGCACGACGCTGCAGACGCAGGGCTGGTATTGTCTGTTCGGCGACCCGGCCAACGTTGCGCAGGCACGTCAGAATCGCACCAGCCCGGCGGCTACCTTCTGGTACACAGATGGCGGCTCGATTCAGCAGATCACCATCAACTCCACCGCGGTCATTTAAGGAACCGACATGGCAGGCACACTCACTGTTGCTAACTCGGTCCTCGCGATGACGACCGAGGCGCTATTCCCACAGGCCCAGCGCCTGCAGGGTTACGGCGCGGATGACGCTTTCGACTTTGAAAATGTTGAAAACGGAGAGTATTCGATGGGGATCGACGGCCAGCTGTCGGCGGGTTTCGTGTTTAACGAAATCCCCCTCGGCATCACCTTGAAGGCGGACAGCGCGTCACTGTCGCTGTTTGAGCAGATTTACCAGTACGAGGTGACCAACCGCACCAAGCTGGGGCAGAACCTGACCATTACGCTGCCGGCGGTGTCCAAGCGCTACGACCTGACGGGAGGCTTCATGCGTCGATACAAGGCGCCGAGCGGCAAGAAGATACTGCAGCCTGGTGTGGTGGAGTTCGTATTCGCTCGCCTGACGGTCAGCGCACTGTAACCATGGCAGCGCCCACGGCCGCTGGTGTGATGTTCACGCATGGCGGCCGTGTGCTGTGGCTCAAGCGTCGCCCGTCTGCAGTACAGGGTGGGCGCTGGGGCTTTCCTGGCGGCACGATCGAGCAGGGCGAGTCGGCCGAGCAGACCGCGCGGCGCGAGACCAAAGCAGAAATCGGGCTCGATTACACCGGCCCGCTGACACCATTGTTCACAACCAAGGACGGCTTTGCGTGTTTCGGTGCGGCGCTACCTGATGCGTTCGTGCCGGATTTGAACGACGAGCATACGGCATCGCGCTGGGCCGGCTTTGACGATCTGCCCGAGCCGGTCATCCCTTCCACCCTTACAGAGCTAGCCGATATGCCCCTCATCGAAGGCAAGAGCGATAAAGCCCGCTCGGAAAACATCAAGACCGAAATTAAAGAGGGTGGCAAGGCCCCCAAGCAGGCCGAGGCGATCGCCTACAGCGTACAGCGCAAGGCCGGCGGCAAGGATTCCAAGGGCGCGAAGGACGGCTACGACGTGCAGGCCGCACTCATGGCGCTCACGGGCATCGCGGATGGCTACATGGCGCAGGACCGCAAGCGCAAATAAGAAAGGGCCGCGTGAGCGGCCCTTTCGTTTCGTGTCTGCGAATCTGACTAAAGCTCGAAGTTCGTCAGGGCCAGCAGCAGTGCGACGGTAAAGAGAATGCCTGCGGCCGTGTTGATCGCTCCGCGCGACACCCGACCTGAACGCCCGTGCTGGTGCGCAGCGGTAGCCACGTTAAGCATGATCAGGATGAAAAGCGCCCAACGTACCGGTTCCCAGGTAGTCATGGCTTAGCCTCCCGCCAGCTGCGTAGCCTTCCAGGCCATCGCCGCACGGTGACGGCTCACCTGCTCGGGCGTGTGGCCGGCGATGTTGGCCGGCACGTCGGCCAGCTGCATCGTCTCGTT